CATTGAAACGATTCATTGTCTGCACAACAAAAGTTCCCGCTTCGCCAAGGTCGGTATCCATGGCTTGCGCAAACTTAAGTACAGTTCCTTGTATTTGCTGTATTTCGTTGTCCGTCCGGCCAAGCTTCCTCAGATTAAGCTGAAGCTCACCAACCTGGGTGGCTGTGAAAACGGTTGTCGCCCCTAATTTACGTGCGGAATCCTCAAGGGCGCGTATTTTGCCGGTGCCACCTAACGCACCAATCTTTCTCTGGATAAGATCAAAATCGGTTGCAACTTTAACAATCGCTCTACCCGCTGCTGCTAATGGTACTGTTAAAGCAAATGTAAGGTCTCTGCCGGTACGAGTCAGACGAGAGCCAAATCTTGATAGCCTGCTCTGTGCGCGTTCCAAAGCAGTAGTAAACTGCTCTGTTTGTAGCGTTAATATTGCTTTTATCGTCGAACTCGTTGCCATAGTTTACTTAAAAGTATTTGCAAATTCTAGAACCTCTTCCCTATTTGCGAATTCACCATTCTTGCTATTGACTTCATAGGGATGAAAGTCAGCAGGTTTATACGATTTGGATTTTGAAGAGTTTACATTAGCGAGCAAACTCAACACAGAGGCCGTGTGATTCCACGCCATGCGATCCTGAACCTCTGATCGTTTGACAATAGACATAGCCTCTGCCATAGTCAACGACCAAAAGGCGCCTGGCTCCACGCCCAGGCTTATGCATGTGTGGTACAACGATTTCCAGGAAACAGGTACGGCGCTTACTTCGCGCCTTTCACGTTTCCCTTTTTCTCTGATAATCCGTTATCCATTGCAGCAGCAATGTTGTCGGTCAAATCTTCAATTGAATTCTCGTCTAGAACCTCTGAAATAAACAGCTCTTTGCTAACTGATTTACCTTTTGCTTGTGCTTTCACCCTTGCATTCAAGTAACCATAATATGCCAACATGGGCATAGCGGTCAGCGGGTCTTCCTGCATGTACTTGTCAAATTCATCAAGCTTAATCTTTTCTGCTTGACTGAACATTCGTAAAGCGTTGAGGGTCAAAAGGCATTTTTCCCTTTTGTCTAGGATGTTGAGTTCAAATTCTCCTCGTAAAGTATTCATTGAAGATTATTTAAAAAAGGGGATGGGCAGTTACACCCACCCCCTCATGATTTACCAATAAATCGCAGATTACGACTCAGTTGCCTGAGTAGTCTGCTTGTAGAGCTTGCCATATCCCTGGAGGGTACAGCTATAAGTTGCGATGTCGTCAACACCGCCACTGAGGCTAATAGAGCTGATCAAAGCTTGGCCTACGTACTTGACTGTAGATTGAGTGTTGCCTGCGCTTACGTCAGTGTCAAACTCTACGTGTACGTACTGCTGCTTACGAGCTACGTCTGTTAAGGACACAGCAGAGCCAGTTGCCGTAGCGATGTCGAGCAAGCCGTCTACAGTTACGTTCCAGCTCAGGGAGCCAGAAGCAATAAAGTTTGTAGATGAACCAGAGCCGTCGCGTGCAGCGACTTCGTTGATCGTATTGCTTGCTTCTAACGCAGTGCTTGTAGCCGCAGCCAACAAAACACGATTAGCGGTGAGGTCTGCTACAGTGAAAGATCCGGCAGAACCGGCTACAGTGGCCAGACCGATAAGCTCACCGTCAGAGCCTTCTACGTATACCTCGTCGCCGGTGGTTGCACCGGAAGCAGCGATTTCTGCGTTAGTAGCATCACTATACGCAGTGCCCGCAGCAGCCGACACTACTGCGAGAGGTGAAGTTGTCCCGGGTTCAATAATGAATACCCCGAGTTTATTTGATGAAATATTTGCCATTTTTAAGGAAGGAATTCAGGAGTTGAGTTATTTTTTCTTAGAGATTGAATCAGTATGTCAACATTACGGGCTATGCGGAGTGTGACCGCTGCGTTTTGACTGCTGTATACTTGTTGAAAGGGAATCTTAAACTTAGGATCCATCTGCTCTGCAGGTGAGGCGAAAAAGTGGACACGCCAGCCTTGACCGCCGCTTGCTTGAGGGCCACGCCTAGCAGCAGAAGGGCCGACCTGGGCGCCAACACGGTTGGTGCGGACATCCTTGTAGTTACGGATGTTTATAGACCGCGCCATCTTACCGGTTCTTCGCTGCACGGAAAAGGAATACATCTTATTTCGCATAACCTTCTTCCACGGCTTGACCGCACTCTTACAAGCTTCTTGCACTAACTTCTTTCTCGTGTCAATGCTGCTTAGTCGCAACAGCTCCTTTCGAAATCCGTCAATGCTTGAGGCATCAAATTCTATGGTACTTCTAAAACTTGCCATCAGCTTGGGAAAGGTAATTGACTGTGTGATACAGTAGTTAAATCATCCCGTGCCTCAGCGCGAATTTTGTACAGTTCTCTACGTCCGATAACCTGTATGTCGTAGATGTCGAAATCGGCACCTTCGAACTCGATTACGTCTCGGAAGTTGGGGCCACGTAGAGATCCTACAGTTCCAAAGAATCTGCATTTAACTTCAATCTTGACCTTGCCTACGGTCTGGTTGTCCAGCTCTTCCTCAGATGCACCAGCAGATGGTGATCCAATGAATTGCACCGCAGCCCAAACGTCTTGCTCATACGTGGTAAACGTGGTAGTTCTATCCCCGTATTCGTCAATGACGTCTGTCGGTTCCTTGAAGTTGACCCTATAATTTAGTAATCCCGCCCGCATCAGAATTTCTCCATTGAATTCAACAATCGATCCACTCCCATCTTGATTTCTGTAGTTACCTGTCCGATCACCTCAGATTCTCTCTGGTTATATAAGTGACCAGTCAACAACAATACCGCCTGCCCAAATTGCTTTGGCAGCGCACTAAGGGCTTCTCCGCCCGTGAAGGATATCTTATATACTTCCTTCGTCGTGTCCATATTGAGGTTGCTTGGATGGAAATCAACAAATTCTAACAGGGCGGGATAGACATCACTTCTCAACCGGTAGTTGGCCGTAGGAACATCTGCATACGTATTGTCTTGTTTATAGTATTGTACAGATAAGTTCGCAGGAGGAGAGGCGAGTCCAGTGATTCCCCTGAAATAAACGGGATACTTTGCTTCTTCATGATGAAGCATTATCGTAAACGAATTAGTTGTCCCGATATTTCGATTTGTACTAGCAACGCAATAATCCAATGCCGCATTGATATATTGAGTCAATACAGTATCTTCTACTGTACCCAGCGACCGAACGTGGTAGCGGGCAAGCTCGATACTGAAAAGATCAGTATAACTTAAAGCCGATTGAGTTTTGCTTACTATCATTTGAAAAAAAAAGGGGCCAGGCCAATTCCCGGCCCCAGTTTTTAAGGATTAGTTATTAGCCTGCTGTCAAGTCGAAGTCAGACAGACCAGCGAATCCTGCACCGTTCAACACTGCAAAGTCCTTGTAGACGTTAGTGATGATACGGATTACACCCTTTTCAGCGAAGGTGTAAGGATCCACCATAATGTTCAATCCACCCCATCCGGCTTGTACGCAATTTGAAGCGTCCGCCAGATATACATTCTCATTAGTACAGCTTGAGTTTACGATTGCTGGGTAGCCCATCAAGCTCATTCGCTCGAGTGGTGATGTAGCAGTCAACATACCAGAGCCTTGATCCATGCTTACTGTACGAGCAATACGGTATGCCTTCGGCCCAACAACTGCGCGGATGTTTTCGAGTGGGACATCAGCAGCTAAAAGTCGTTGCTCCAAAGTGAGCAGGTTAGCCAAAGCCGCAGCGTTAGTTTCAGAGTTATCAACAGCGATGGTTCCACCCATAGCAGAATCAGCAGCGGCATCAATAGCTGCGATAACATCCTCGTTGAACTTCTCATCGATTGCCTTGCGGATGTCGGCAGCGATGAACGCTCCCATGTCACCAGCAGACTGCGCCATCAACTGCTCAGAAACAGCAGTGTAGCAAGCGTAGCGCGTTGGAGACAAAGTAACCGCATTGAAGTCTGGGTTATCGAGTGTTCCGGCAACGCCTTCGGTTGGTTTAGACGCATCGACTTCAGAGTTTTGAACCTGGAATACGATATTACCAGCAACGCCGCCTACGTCACGCGCACCCATCTGAGTAGCAATATCGTTAGGACGGAAGGCAGCAACCAATCCCTGGTCAACTGTGCCGATAGTACCACCGAACTGGTGCAAGTGAGTATCATTAGTAGCACCAACACCGATTGGATCGTCGGTACCACGGAGCATCATGCTAGGGACACAGAAGCCCTTGCTGATGTTTACTTGTGCAGACTTGTACTCGTTGCGAGCTTCTTGGTTCATCTCTGCTTCCAAACCAGACAAGTTGCCAGAGGCAGCTTCCTGGATTGCTTTACCAAATGAGTACCGCTGCTTTACGGTACCTTCTTTATCGCCCAAGCCTTGAATAATTGCCGGGGCAGGATTGTTCTCTTTCATATTTTTTGAAATTGAGTTGTTATTTATACGAGCCTCCGGCTCAGGGTTTTCTTGTGATCGTTCATCTTCGTCGTCCTCGTCGTCACCCATGTCCTTGTAGTGACCTGGGCGTTCTTCTTCTTCGTCCTCGTCTTCCTCTTCCTCATCCTTGTAGTGTCCAGGACGTTCCTCTTCTTCCTTGTCGTCGTCGCCGTGCATCTTCTCTTCGTCCTCGTCCTCGTCCATATCTTTGTAATGTCCGGGGCGCTCTTCCTCGTCCTCGTCCATATCCTTGTTGCCTCGAGACTCTTCTTCTAATAAGCGCAGTTCTTCTTCAACTGCAAACGCTTCTTCCATAGAGCGCAGTCCAACTTCTGTGGTGTCGTATGCACCTTGTGTAGTTGGGCTGACATCATACAGCACATTCACTGCATTAATGGTTCTTAAGTTCAGACCGTCGTCGCGCTTTTCCCAGCTATCGTCTTCGATAGTAAAGCCAAAGCTGCTTGTGGCGACAATGCCTTCGCGGATATTGATTGCGAGGTCTTTTGCGTATGATTGCTCTCCAAGTTCAAATCGGTACTTTAGTCCATTTTCATCTACTTCTAACTCCAGACCCTGTCCCATACGAGACAATGGCATGTTGTAATCGTGATTAAATAGAGCAACCGCT